CGGATACATCCCGGACCACTGGGAGATCGCCAACACCGAGTATTTGCTCACCCAGGAGCTCCTCATCTCCGGCGGCAACCGCGCCGGTAAAACCCTCTGGGCCGCCCGCCGCGTGGTTCAAACCCTCCTCGAGAAGGAGAACGCATCGGTACTCTGCTGCCACACCTCCCACGCCACCTCGGTCACCGTGCAACAGCCCGCGATCTACAACTACCTGCCCGTCGCACTCCGGGCGACCAAGAAGGGCCGCATCCACTACCTGAACTACAGCCGCAAAAATGGCTTCACCGACGGCTCATTCATCCTACCCAACGGCTCCCGCTGCGACTTTCTGAACTACACGCAATCCGAGAACACCATCGAGGGCCGCGAGGCCGACTTGATCTGGTGCGATGAGTTGGTGCCGCAGAGCTGGGTTGAGACGTTGCGGTATCGACTGATTACACGCCGTGGCAAGCTCTTGGTGACTCAGACGCCGCTGGAAGGTGTGGCTAGTGTGTACAAGGAGTTCACTGCTGGCTCTGCTATATCGGCTTTCAATGATGCTGAGTTGCTCAAAGGTAAACAAGCGCTTCCAACGTGGCCCATAGGAAAGGCTGCTCGCACTATGGTGCAGTCCCAGACCAACCGGAGGACGGTGTTCTTCTTCAGCGAAGACAACCCCTACAACCCCTTCGACGAGATGAAGTTGAAGCTGGTGGCCTCGCCCATGGGCCAGATCCTGACTCGAGCCTACGGCTGGGCCTCGGACAACATCGGCAAGGCCTTCGCCCGTTTCCGCCCCGATATTCACTGCATCCCGGCCTCCAAGGTGCCACCCGGCGGCACGCTGTACATGGTCTGCGACCCCGCCGGCGCCCGGAATTGGTTCTGCCTGTGGCTCCTAGTCTACGAGGACGGCAAGCGCATCGTGGTCCGTGAGTTCCCCGACTTCTCCAACTACGGCGAGTGGGCGCTGCCCTCCGAAAAGCCCGACGGCAAGTTCGGTCCTGCGCAAACCCTAGACGCCGGCCGTTCCATCTCCGAGTACCGCAACCTCTTCCGCCAGATTGAGTCCGACCTCGGCTACGGCGAGCCCGTCATGCGCCTGATCGACCCCAAGGCCGGCGGTTCCCCCGCGCTCTCCGAGGCCGGCGGCACGACCCTCATCGACCTCCTGGCCGAATCCGACGACCCCACCGACGATGGCATGGCCTTCATTCCCGCACCCGGCGTGCCCGTCGACCAGCGCACATCCGCCATCAATAGTCTCCTCTCCTACGACGCCACCCAGCCGCTCACCGCGCTCAACGAGCCCTCCCTCTACATCACCGACACCTGCACCAACCTTGCTTACGCACTCTCCGAGCACACCGGCCGCGACGGGCAGAAGGGCTGCACTAAAGATCCAATCGACTGCCTGGGGATGCTTTTGGTCTCAAGTCTTGCGTTCGTAGGCCGCGGGGGCTTTGATTGTCGCGGCGGCGGTGGATACTAAAAGAAACGATCATGCAAGGCGATTCATACAAGCAAGCAACCGACGTGATGGCACGGGTCGGCGACGAGCCCAATGTACCGGCATTAACCGAGGAACTACGGCGCTCAGCCACCGACTACGGCGTCTACGCCCGTGTTGAGAATGTGGAGAACGTGCGCTTCTGCCGCTGGCCCGGCCAGAGTGACGATGGCAAGAAGTGGAATGATTCCAACCGCAATGCCCCGGCATTCCCCTGGGACGGGGCCTCCGACACGCGCATCCCGCTCGCCGACGAGGTGATCAACGGCCTCGTCGACCTCTGTTCCACCTCCTTCTGGCGCTCGATGCTCCGCGTGTCGCCAACCAACATCAGCCAGCTCGACCAAGCGGTCACCGCGCACAACCTGATGGACTGGACGGTCAACGCCCGGATGTACAACGACCTCACCCGCGAGGTCGAGTTGCTCTCTCAGTACCTCTGGACCTACGGCTGGGCCGGCGTCCACGTCACCTGGCAGCAGGAGCTCGGACAGAGGGAGCAGTACCTGACGATGAACCAGATCGTGGCCTTGGCAGCCCAGTCTCCCGAGGGCTCGGTTTTGGCCGACCTACCCAATCTCATCGCCAACCCCGAGGCCGACGACCAATCCGCGGAGCTCCTGCTCGCTGCCTTCCCCAACCTGCGCAAGCGCCGGGCGCTCAAGGCCATCCGCGAACTGCGCACCGAGGGAGAGTGCGACTTCCCCATCCCGACCATGGTCACCAACAAGCCCATGATCGCAGCCCTAGCACCCTGGGACGAGCTGGTGTTCCCGCCCGAGACCACCGATATTCAGTCCGCCCGAGTAGTCTTCCGCCGGTTCTACATGACAGAGGCCCAGCTCCTGAACAAGGTCGAGACCGAGGAGTGGGACGCCGAGTGGGCCCAGGAGGCCATCAACACGATGGGCCGTTTCAGTGACTACGCTGCCTTCCAGTATGGCGCCGTCGGCATTGCCGAGAACTCCATCCTCGACCGCGAGAATCTGATTGAGGTGGTCTATGCCTACCAGAAAGCAGTCGACTCAGACGGCATCCCCGGCGTGTTCTACACCGTCTTCAGTCCCCAAGTCGGCGACAAGTGGGGCTACTTTGATGGGCTCGACTACGCGCACGGTCAGTATCCCTTCGTTATCTGGCGCTCCGAGCTCATCCACCGCCAGATCACCGAGAGCCGTGGCGTGCCCGAGGTCTGTTCCACCTGGCAGCACGAGGTCAAGGCCCAGCGCGACTCCATATTCGACTACACGTCGCTCGCCACGCTTCCGCCCATCGAGGTCCCCAAAACCCGCGGCGGCAACCTGAAGATCGGTCCCGCAATTCAGATTCCTGTCCTGCGCCGCGGCGAGATCGGCTTTTTGCAACCACCCGCACGCGAGCCCGGTGTAGCCTTTCAACTGATCGCAGCCATTGAGGCCCAGACTGACCGCTACTTCGGACGCCCGACCGAGAAGGTCCCGCCGGTCATCACCCAGATGCGCCAGCAGCGTTTGATCAACAACTGGCTGCATGGCTGGACCGAGGCATTCCGCCAGGTACTAGCCCTCACGCTGCAGTACATCGGCCCCGCCGAGATCCAGCGCATCACGGCCTCGGCCACCCCGCTCCCGCAGGACGTGCAGGACTTCGACGTGATGCTCAAGTTTGATGTCAGGGAAATGAGTACCGACCTCGTAACCGAGAAGCTCAAGGCCATCAGCACCCTCGTTCTGCCCCTCGACACCGCCGGCGTCATCGACCGCGCCAAGCTCATCAGTGTCGCCCTCCGGGCCATCGACCCCAACCTCGCGAGCGAGCTGGTCATGCAGCAGGGACCGGCCGCGCAGAAGATGTTCAACGAGACCAACGACGAGATCGCGCTCATGTCGCTCGGTAATCCTCCCCAACTCCGGGAGAACGACCCCACCGCACCCATGCGCCTGCAATTCAGCCAACAGGTCCTGCAATCCAACCCGAAATATCAGGCCCAGCTCCAGCAGGATCCGCTCTTTCAAGCCAACCTGCAGAAGTACATTGAGAACCTGCAGTTCAGCGTCCAACAGCAGCAGAACGCCATCACCGGCCGCCTCGGAGTCCAATGAAACTGACCGACGAACAACTCTCGGAGGCCCTCTCCGTGTCCGAGGAGCACCCGGTGCTCAAGGCCATGGGCCAACTCATCGACGACACGCTGCGGGATGAGGTGCACAACGCCATCATCCCATCACTTTCTGCGGAGGACCGCGCCTATAACTCAGGACGCGCCGCCGCAATCAAGGATCTCATCGCACAAATCAGTGCGTTAAGAAACGGGAGGGAGTTGACTTCCGGTCAATTCTAGGCTCTCACTCACACAACGGCTTCTTGGTTGGCCTTCAATAACCATGGCGCAGCATACCCGGCTTGCAGGGTCTAAAAGCATGGACATCCCGACGAATACACAGGAAGCGAAACCTGCCCAAAACACGGCACAGCCCCCAATCAACCCGATGCGGTTCGACGAATCGGCGTTGGCCAAGCTACTGAAGTCACGCTTCAGCGGGGAGGAAGAGAAGGCGTCATCCGTCGAGCGACAAGCGCCGGAGCCGGAAGCCACTTCCGTGGACGATCAGGCCGAGGATGCGGAGCCGACCGCAGAACAAACGGACGATCAGGCCGAGTCGCCTGATCAGGAGGTTCTTTCCGAGACCGAAGAGAACAGCGACGAGGAATCGCTGGGTTACCGCAAGCGGATCGACAAGCTCACGCGCCAGAAGAAAGAGGCGCTGGAGAAGGCCGAGGCACTCGAGCGGGAGCTCAACGATGCCAAGACCAAGCTGGAGCCGAGTA